CCAGTTATGCAGTAGTGCCCTTCCCCAGCAAGAATAGCGCTCAAAAATTCTTGCATTTCAGACTTTCTAATCTGCTAAGTTCTTAATAAACTCGTTGATCTCCTGAGCGATCTTGGCTCGTGGCTGTTTTGTGCCTGAGAACCATGCATAAATTGTCGCTTTAGAAACACCGAAGTAGTTGGCAACTGTTTGTACCGGCACTCCCTTATCGATGCAGAGTTTGCCAAGCGTGACCCCAACTAAATTTGGGTCGGCTTCTTCGTTGCGCTTGACTACAAGTTGTGTATACCCAATCACGATAGCCCCGCTTATAAGAAGAAAAAGAGTCGGGTTTCGCTAACCCTGCCCGACGCAAGTTTTGAGCCACACTTAGCGAATAGTGTTTCCGGGGGAGGAAATGGTGGGGGTTACGGGTGTGCTCATCGACCAAATCCACTCAGAAAGATTTAGTAATGCCGTAACCCCCATGATCTCTATTAGTCATCCCACTCATCAACCAAATCTGCCGCACTTTTAGAGGCAGACTCTTCAGGTTTCTTAGCGGTACGCTTCACAGGTTTTTCTTCTTCTTCCGCCTCTTCCACCACTTCCTGTTTTACTTCAGGCTTAGCGGCTTTGGGGGCAGAGGGTTTGGGTAGTGCGACACGCTTCTCACCGACACCATCGGTCTGTGCCACACTCATAGTGATGGCGTTCTTAGCCTCGGTTGTTTGAGCCTTGAGAGAGCAGAGGTTGTGCTCGTTCTCTTCCAGCGGACGCACGGGGGAGAAAGTAAGTTTGGGGGTAGCGCTGTCGGTGTCAAAGCGCATCTCGGTAACAACATCTTCTACGTTGACGTTATGAGCCGCCAAGTATTTGACGTAGGCTTGCAGAGGCATCTTGCCGTTCTCGACCTTACCAAAGATAGAGGTAGCAGGAAGAACTAACTGATAAACGTCTCCGTTCATGTCGTGTGCAAGCACAACTGCCAAACGCTGGGAGTAACGGCAAGCACGACCACCGCCGTTACCTGAACCGATTACATTCTGAGGACACCCATTACATGTAGCGTTCTGTGCCTCTTTTACACCCGAGTCAGGACGCACGCCATCTGAAGACCAACAAGATGGAGAAACTTGAGATCCCTCTTCGTATGTGCCTTCGTAAAAGGTACGGCTAACATTCTCTGCCGCAGACACAATCACAACTTTCATAGACCGCTCATCAGACTTAGCAGTCTCTTGCCCACCGACCATCATGCGAAAGACACCCCCACGGATGGAGATACGCTTGTTTTGACTTGTACCCATAAGGGCTTTCGTGGTCGCGCTCAAGCCACGATTTTTCAAGTAATCGGGCATGTTGCCCTTAAACAACGACAATTCACCACTCATTTGCTTCTCCTCACGGTTACGGAAAATCGAGTCTCGGTGTTGAGACCCTGCGGAAGAAGACCCGGATTATCCTCAAGCCAAGTCTTCATGTTTGACTGATGCACTCGTCTTTCTAACAGATCGTAGGCATCGTGTTGACGGATGAACTCGTACATAGCCGCCCAGTCAGAGGGCCAGAACCGAGTCTTTGTGGAACGCATGACCGTCCCAAACGGGGTCTTAATACTGTCGGCCCCAGTCTCCTTACATATATCCAACAACTTCTGCTCAATGATATCCATCTGCGCCCGGATATTTGCCTCTTCCTCATCGAACTCCCGTTGCAATTCCTGCAACTTGTCGCGCATCTTGATGTAGACCTTCGCTAACTTGTCTGCTCCGATTTCACTCATCTTTGGCTCCTAGTTGATTTTCTACTACCTTGTTAACTTTGTCAACTTCTTCATGAAAAAGTTCCACAATTTTTTGGTGTAGGTCTTGTTTTTTTCTTAGACTACTGTAAACCCTTGATTCTACAGGACTTCCCTGCATGTGGACTACAGTCAGTTTGTTTACTTGCCCCTTGCGGTGCGCCCTTGCATTGGCCTGTAGGTAGGTCTCTAGACTCAGGGTGGGGCCAAACCAAATGATCGTGTCGGCTCTTGTCAAAGTAACTCCATGCGCCGCCGCTTGAGGCTGAATGACAAGAACTTTGGGGTCGTCTTCTTGTTGGAATCTCTTAAAGATATCAGTGCGCTTCTCGGCTGGTACCTCCCCCGAGATCTTGGCGTTAGTGATCCCCGCTTTGGTCAAATTCTCACAGACCACTTCAATCGCATGACGAAACGGCACGAAGATTAGTACCTTGTGTGAAGCCTCTTCGATCACCTCCAACATAGCATTTATGCGATTTTTTGCATCAAATGCAATGATCTCTCCGTTGTCCGAGTAGACCGCCCCACAAGACAACTGTAGGAGTTTATTCATTAGAGTCGCCGCATTTACTGCGGAGATTATCTCGTCAGCCGCCTCCACCAGCATGTGCTTGCGGATGTTTTCGTAATATCGGTCCTGCTGCGCCGTTAGAGGAACATCCCGATTCACATAAAGAACTTCTGGTAAGTCTAGACATTGCTCCTTAGTAAATCTGATGGCAGGTTGTAAAGCCCTATGAACTGTATCTGTTGACTCTTTGCGTGGAACCCACATGTATCTTGAGAGTTGCACCATCACCATGTCCCGCCAACCATTCTTGGACCGGGGCACTCGGTCGGGAGAGACCAATTTAGCCAGCCCGTAGGCATCCAAGGGGGTTTGTGCGGCAGGGGTGCCAGTCAACATCCACAACCAAGTCTCATCAAACAAGAGGTTGTAGAGGCTCTTCCATCTACGGGTAGTGTGATTCTTGTAGGCGTTTGCCTCGTCCACGATAATAAGATCAAACCTCTGTTCCTGAAGTTCTTTTAGGATGATCTCAACCCCGTCGTAGTTGATGATGACGAAGTCGGCATCACCTTGAATAATTTCTTTTCTTCTTTGGGGCTTGCCGTAGGCTATGTCCACCCGGCGGTGCATGGCGAATGTGAAAAGGTCTTGTTGCCATGCCGACTGCATGATCGATAGAGGGCAGATCACCAACACTCGGTTGATAAACCCCAACTTCATTAGGTAGTCAGCCGCCCAAATACAGGACGCCGTCTTGCCAGTCCCCTGCTCATTGAAGCAGAACGCCCTTTTGTGGAGGCTTAGAAAAGAAGAAGTATCTTTTTGGTGGTCCATGGGTTTGTGAAACCCAGTCCACTCGTAGTCCCGTAGGATCGGGGAGGGGATGTTTTTGATGTTAAGTCTACGAAGAGTTTGGGCTTCATCTATGCCCCACTTGACTAGCACCTCGTAAGTGCCATCTTCTTCTTTGACTATTCGACTTTTCTCCACACAGGCAAGAACGGGGTCGGGATTCTTAAGCCGCAGTAGTAGGGCTTTATCGTTGATGATTTGCATTGGCTCTCAGCACGGGCTACCGGCCCGAGTCGGGTTAGGTTTTACTTCTTTTTTTCTCGGCTACTTACTTCTGACACTAATTTTCTAGAAGAGTTCCGCTTGAATGATCTATTTTTTGACGGACTTTCTAGTTTTACCCCTTGACTATTGCTCCCGCCTTTTGATAGGGCACGTCTATGAGCAATGTCTTTACCTTCCCGGGCGTCTGCCTTGCCGTTCCCATTAGCATCTTTACCTTCTTTATCCATCTTGCGGCGGGCACGCTGTCGCTCCATTCGATTGTCGTGTTCGTCCCGGGCTTTTTGAAGTTGGTACTCACGTTTGTAAGGACGGGGGGATTTGGTGTATGGCATCTTATGTGTTCCTTCCGTTGTGCAAGCACTTAACTACCGGACAGTACGCCTTGCAAGTGAAGTTTGGCTTTGGATTCCAAACATCTTCTTGGTAGGTTTTACTAAGCCAAGAGTAGTTAGCAGACCATTCCTGCATTATCCCAAGAACGTCCGACCTTTGGTAGGTCCTTTTTACGAGGTCACTACACACCAAAAACAACAATCCAGCCTTGATTTCTTGGACTTCTGGGAAGTGGGCAAAGGTGCAAAGAGCCATCAGATCTAACTGCTTGGTATCTGCAAACTTGCTGGATTTGCCGGTCTTGTAGTCTACAATCCGGGCTTTATCTCCATCTACAATAATTAGGTCAGCCACCCCACGGAGCCAAACATTGGGGGCAAAGAACCCACAGGCTTCACCCCGCTCGGTCAGCCCCATCTTGTGTTCGCAGTGCTTCGTCCCGGGCATGCCCTTTAACTTCTCTAAAGCCGGTTCAAACTGAGAAAACTCTGGGGGTATTGGGGTGTCACTCTTGATGTAGTTCTCTGCCGCTTCATGCACTCGTGTGCCATACAGGAGCACTTCACTCTCAGGTTCAACAATGTCTTTAACTACCCGTAGGTGGTAGTATTTTTTAGGGCATTGCTGAAATAGGGTGATGCTACTGTATGACCATGCGGGAGATTTCATTCGCTCAATCGGATAGAGTTAAGAAACATCTTTGACTCAACCACCAATTGTAACGCTAACTCTTGACCTTTTCTAGAGTCTTTTTCGTTGAGAGCATTGTAAGAGTCCCGCACCAAATTTTTGATTTTTTCTGCGTATTGACCATAGTCATTAAAGTTAGCAGTCTGCATAAGATTTTCCCCATCCGATTTCACAGTTAACAGGTAAACCCGCCGCCCATTCGGGTGTCCATTTCATACACGATTCGATATAGTCAGCGGCCTCTTTTACTTCCTCGTCCTTAACGACACACATGATGGCGTCGTGGACTGTCAGGACAACTTGATACTTCTTAGCGATCCTCAACATCTGTTCCGCTATGATGCATCTAGCGAGAGCCTGAACTACATTTTCTACCACCTTTCCACCATAGATGTAAATGATGTCTTTTCTTGATTTGTAGGAGAAAGTGTGCTTCTCTACGCCACCCATGACACCATCAGTCTTGCGCTCTAAGTGAGGGTAAACAATTTTAAGGCCGCTGGGTAGGAGGATACCTTCGCCCGATACAGTAACCACCCCAGTACGTCCAAACTTTGCCGGACGATCAAAAAGCAATCCATCTAAAACATTTTTACCTTCGTTCCACAGGTTGTGGATGCGAGGATAAGTCGATCTGTAGACACGGATGATGCGCTCTGATTCTTTCTCATCAATGCTCATCCCTTGCAAACGAAGCATCATCTGAAACTTAGCCGCACCCATGCCGTAGCCACATCCAAGAATCACGGTCTTACCAAAAAATCTTTGCTCCTTCGTGACCTCTTCTACTGGTACGCCATAGATCTTTGCCGCCATGATCTTGTAGACATCCTCACCATTGGCAAAGTTCTGCACCAGATCGTTCTGTTCAGATAGCCAAGCCAAGGTTCTTGCCTCAATCTGCGAGGAGTCAGCGTCAATTAGGGTATACCCGACAGGACTACAAATCGAAGTTTTAATCTTGGATTTGCCATCTCGTGCGGGTAAGTTCTGTAGGTTGACCTTATCAGCACCACCCCATCTGCCCGTGTGAGCCGCATAGTATTTAAGAGGGACGGGGAGTGCGCCTCGTTTGCCAATGTCGATGAACCTCTGAGTTCTTGTTTCTTCAAGCGTAGTCTTGACCCCCAATCGGGCTGCGACCAAGTTCTGCACCGACTCTTCGGGCGAGTCTAGCAGTGCCTTGAATGACTCGTCAGTCTTGGAGAAGGCCCAAGTCACCTTGCCTGTTCGTGGTGAGACCTTTTTAGGAGGATCAATACCCAAGGCCATCAGCGCTGTGGCGAACTTCTCGTTAGACATGATGATTTCTTTGTTGGCTTCGGCACTTGCCAACAACTCTTCTTTACGCTCCACCACCCCCACCAGATGTTCCTCCAACACCGGCACATCAATGCATAACACCGGCTCTGAAAACATCTTTATCGTCAGATCGATCAGTTTAAGTTCTTTAGTAGGTATAGACGGCTTTAGTTTTTGGAATAAGTTATAGGTCAGCCGCACATCGTTTCGGCAGTATTCCCCGTAGGCTTGTAACTCATTACTTTTAAAGAACGCCCGTCGTTTGCCCATGGCGTTGACAACTTCTGTTCCCTTGACTCCAAGCCCATAGTGCTCCGACAGGGCTTTAAGACTGCCACCCACTTCCGTACCATGAACAGGCCTTGCCATTGACAAAGTGTCAAGCCAAGCCTTGGGTTTGATATCAAACACCCACGACAGAATTGCCGCATCAAACATAGCGTTGTGGGCAAGAGCAAAAGAGTCAGTCCAGTTGTATTGAGTTAAGAAGTTTTGAACTTCTTTATGACTTCCACTAAACCACTCAGGCTCACCATCATCAATCTGCACGGCAACACCAATGACTTCAAACCTGCTATCCCTTATGTATGCTTCTGTTGTAACTTTTGATAGTGAGTAATCTTTATCGTAGTAGGTCTCAAAGTCTATGGTTAGAATGTGCATGATTATTTCTTCGCAATCGCCATTTGATAGCCCACATGGACAATCCTTAGTTCCCCAATGAAGATGTTGACGAACGCATCGATGGCTGGTTTGGGAACGTGGTTGGGTCTAGACATATCACCCCACAGGTAGTCATCAAACACCATGATGCCGTCCTTCTTAAGCAGGGGCCAAGCCATGCATGCATCGGTCAGTACGTCTTTGGCAATGTGCGACCCGTCGATATAGATGAAGTCGTAGTGGGTCGTGGTGTCATGGTGTAGTGCGGATAGCCCCGTGATAGAAAGTTCTTTCCATTTGTGGACTACACGATTGGGGTATTTAGTTTCTAGCACTTTGACGTTGTAGTCAAACCGATCTTCTGCACCCGTCATCTCACCATTAACATGCTCTTCTCCACCTTGCCATGTGTCGATGCAGACAATCTCCCCACCATCCTCCATCATGTTCTCAACAATCCATGTGGTTGCTCTACCCTCGTAAGCACCAATCTCTAGAAAGTTCTTACGTCCGGGGAGCATGGGGATCAGATGCTCCCACACAGGAGGTGCCCAACTGAACCAGTCCTTGGTGAATTTGTA